GTTGTTGCTTTAATGTAAGAGACTTTGACATCTTCTCTAGTTGGAGCAACCATAGAAATTGCCGATGCATACAGGATTACATCTTTGTCCATCTCAGCAGTAAACATACTAGGGATCAACATTGGTGAGCCGCCGCCTGGACTGGGCCCGATGCTGACTGGATGTTTAACAACCAACATACCGTCAGAGACTTTCATAATTTTTGCCACAACTTCTTCGCCAGAAGTAAGTTTAATTGTACTAATTTCGCCTTCGTTCATTATTATCCTTTAAGTTGGGTCCAAAATTCTTCCGGTTTAGCAGCTAGACCCTGATAGCCACCTTGAATAAGTGTTGTACCATTAAAAATCTGTGGTACGCTACGCAGGCCTTGCTCGACCAAGTAGTCACGAGCTTCTGTACGAACTGCCACATTGACTGTAGTGTATTCAATACCTCGACTTTCTAGTAGTGCTTTTGCCATATCGCAATATGGACAGTCGTCCTTTGTATAAACTATTAGTTTCATATTTTCCTTATAGTGATGGTAATTGATCGTAGTCAAGATCATCTGACATGACCCCAATTACATAATTTGTTGATTCTGTTTCTTGCAATGCTGACTGCTTCTTACTGATATCTGTATGCTTGTTGAACCAAGGAATGGGTGTTGAACGAGGTGCTGTGCCTTGATACTTGATACCAATTTGCTTGAGTGCATCCACAGCAGTATAGTCTACAAAGTCCATCAGGATGTTGGCATTGAGTCCAATCACAGGACCTTTCTTAAACAAGTATACAGCCCACTCTTTTTCTTCGCGGATAACATCTCGGTAGATCTCATACACTTCTGCTTCACATTCTGTTTTAATTTGTGCAAAGCGCGAATCTTCCTTGACCACTTGATTGATTAAAAAAGCAGTCCACCCTTTATGTAACAATTCGTCTTGTAGGATCAGGCTGATAATATTACCGTTGCCAATGAAGATACGGTTTTCAACCATTGCCAGACTTGTGGCAAAACTGACCATAAAGCGAAATGCTTCCAGGGCATAGCTGGCATGTAGAGCTAACCAAATTGCCTTGATGTGCTCATCTTGCATGACATTGTCGGGGTTGAGTTCTTTGCGGCAGTTTAATCTGTGTAAGTAGTCATAGTACTTGCCTACACTTGAAGCCATGCCTACAATTTCTTCAGTATCGTGGATTGTGTTGAAAACATCTTTGGGTACATTGTAGATGTTGCGGATGATGTGACTGTAGCTGCGACTATGAATATTTGTTTCAAAGAAGCTCCAGTTATACATTAAGGCTTCAAGTTCAGGCAAGCTGACACAAGGTGTAAACACCTGTGCAGGACCGCGTCCTTGTAAACTGTCTAAGGCTGTTTGACGCAGCAAATTACTGGTAAAGATATGCTTTACAGCATCACTTGCATCTTTAAAATCGCTGGCATCTTTGGTAAGACTGATCTCTTCAGGTACCCAAAAGAAACCACGGGCGGTAGTTTCGAAGTTGGCAATCTTATTGTACTTGACTTCCTCAAAGCGTTGGATAGTGACAGGACCTGCAGGATCTAGAAACATCTTACGATTCAAGTAATCTGTTTTTGTTTTTAAATTATATTGTGCATCTGACATTATTTTCCTTTACGTATTGATATTGTGTTTTGAATGATCTAGATAAGCAAATTGATCGTTGATTGGAAACCATGGTGATTGAAAATTGGGATGTTTGTAGTCTACCGTTAGAACACAATCTTTTTTTGTTAGAATGTTTTTTACATTTTGAAACATGCCATACTGAATAGCATAGGACAAATCGCACCATCCAATTGCTCTGGTTTTTAAACAATGATCCCATGCATAACCCATAATAATAATATTTTCTATAGCAGGATTTATATAATTGCAGTAGTAGGCCAATTGCAAAGTATTGGCGATCATCAGTTGCGTCTGGTCTGGTCTGATTGCCATATCTCGTATTATAGGGCTAGTGTGTGGTCTTGCTGGATTATATTCTAAAAAATTAAAGTGTCGCCAATCTTCTCGCATAAAATCCCACTTGGTAGTCTGATTAAACAAATAATCAGACTGGCTCCACCAAGGTTCCTCGATCGTTACATCATATCTATATCCATCGTAAGAAACTGCACTAATAGTCTGAATATAAGGATTAGAATAGCAAAACTCTACAACATTATGCCAGGTCTTATCAGTAGTATTGCTGGTCGGTGTTGGCCAACAATCAATAAGCAACACTAACGAGGGTCGAGTTAAAAGATCAAAGTTCATATTTGGTTGATGTATCAGAGTTTACATGCCTCACAGCTTTCCTCGTCATCAAAATCAATTTGTTCAAGTGGCGTATCTGGGGGTATTTCTGCTGCCATTTTGCTACCTTGTTTATCAATTAGTGAGTAATACATTGTCTTCAACCCCCATAAATGTGCTTGCATTAAATTCTTGGCAATTAGCGTAGTTGGTACTTTACGATTTGGAAAATGCTTTGGCGAATAGAATGTATTAGTACTTATACTTTGATCCACATACGCTGCAAGCACAGCCGCAGTCTTCAAGTATCCTACACAGTCAGTTTGTTCCCACATTAGCTGATATCGGTTCTTGAGCTTTTGATATTCTGGAACAACCTGTACAAGAGATCCTGCCTTGCTTTCTTTAACAGTAATCAAGCTCATAGGAAATTCGATACCATTAGTGCTGTTGATAACAACTGAGCTGGACTCTACAGGAGCAATTGCCATCACAGTGGCATTGCGTACACCAGATACGATCATGCGTTCACGCAATGGTTCCCAAGGAAGTTCTGCTGTAAAGTCTGTAAGTTCGTTAACACCAGCAGCCCGTAATTCCCATGGAAACTTACCTTGTCCATAACGGGTTCGGTCACTGCCCAGGCACTTACCGCGTTCTTCTGCAAGCTCTACACTGGCTTCTGTTAGATAAAATGCTTGATGTTCTGCCCAAGATTTCACTTCTGCCAAAGCATCTGTTTCACCATACTTGAGACTACGCTTGGCATGCCAATAAGCCAAGTTTGTAATGCCAATGCCAAGTGGACGGATTTCATCATTGCTTAGTTTACTTTGGATGCTCAAGAAGTCTTGATAGTCCAGGATATTGTTTAGACTACGATGCAAGATGCGACAAGCACGGCGCATGTCTTCTGGGTTACGGAATGCACCCCAGTTGATGGAACCCAATGTACACAAGGCAATGCGACCTTTATCGTCGTCTAAGCGTTGGAATGGTACAGTAGGCAATAAAATTTCACAGCAGAGATTGCTTTGGTAGATTGTATGATACTCAGGATCAAATGGCCCTTGGTTCATGACATTGTCAATAAACACAAGATAGATACGGCCTGTATCAGTACGCTCTTTAAGTATGCCGCCTTTGAATACTTCTTCAGCTGACATTGTTTTCTTGCGTAGATCCTTGCGCTTTTCGTATTTGACATATAGTTCTTCGAATCGAGCTGTATCACTATAAAATGCTTGATGTAAATCGGGTACTTCGTTGGGATCAAAGAATGTAATATTCTCTTTGTTCTTGAAGCGTCTCCAGAACAATGCAGAAAGTACAACACCGTAATCCATAAAGCGTACACGAGTTTCTTCTGTGCCTTGGTTGTTTTTGAGTACAATCAAGTCGTCAAACTGATAGTGCCATATGGGATAGAATACTGTGGCACTTGCGTTTCTAATACCGCCTTGACTGCAACTACGCAAGTCGCCAAACCACTTTTTCAAGAATGGGATCATGCCAGTGTGCTGAATCTCACCACCACGGATGGGTGCACCAAGTGGGCGTAAGCGGCCAATCTCAAGACCTATGCCGGCTCGTTTGGCCGCATACTTGGCCATCATCTCCCCAGACGCAAAAATGCTGTCGAGGTTATCATCGCTACGGATAAGAACGCAACTTGAGAATTGTTTTGTAGGAGTGCCCAGACCAGCGAGCACAGGAGTAGCAAGAGTAAAGAGACCGTCTGATGCAGCATTGTAATATTCCTTAATGTACTTCATACGAGCCGAGTTGGGTTCTTCTTTATGAAACACAGTAGCCGCAGCTACCATATAACGAACTTGAGGCGTTTCGTATGTTTCTCGAGTTGTACGATTACGCACTAGATACTTTTCAATCAGCTGTTCGATTGCAGCATAGCCGTATTGTTCATCTTTAGAATGATCCAGAATGTCGTCCATTCGGTTCCAGTCGTCTTCTGTATACCAAGTCAGCAGTTCGCTTGTGTATACGCCTGCTGCTACATTCTTACATACGATTTCGTACAGGCGAGGAGGCTCATAAGATCCATATACATCCTTTCGCAGCATCGATAAACGCTGTTTGCCTGCCACATACTGGTAGTTAACATTACCGATGTCTGGGTTTGATTCTACATCAATTAAATCAACAATAGCCCGTAAAGTGATACCGTCAATTTCTTTTGTAGTAATTCCGTCGTAAAAATGGGGTTGGCTTTTGATTTCTATCATCGATTGGCTTACATCTGCAATGCCGGTGCAGACTTTGGTAATTTGCGCTTGCCATTTATCGATGTTCAATGGTTCCCGATTACCTTTTCTTTTTTGTACTTGAATTGTCATTTGTCGCTTATGTTAGGAAACTAGTTAATGCTGTGCTGTGTATACTGTTAATAACAGTGAGTGAAGCTGAGTGAGTATTTACTATCTCGCCGGGTGCCCAATTCAATGTATATTTTCCTTGGTCAACAAGGACTAAATTGTCTTCACCATTGTTAGTTATCTCTAAATTTGTACTGGTGTCTTGATTTATTAACATTAAAGTATACACTATACCCAACGCTCTTGCAAGAGAACAATAGCCAGAATTAATTAAAAGTTGCCACGGAGTTGGCCAGTTACTAGGATCATCCCATGTTATTGTACGATTAACAATAGGTGCTTGTTGCCACCAATCATTAACCAACATAAGTTGATCGTATTCAAATAACAGTTGAGCCTGTTGCCTAAGTCGATTCCAATCTAATAATCGAGCTTCATAGGTGGGTTGCCACATTTAAGCCAGGTATGATAGAGAGTAAGTTAATATACCTGTGAGACCAGAATCGGTTGTGGTGTATTTTACTGATACTTCGGAACTAGACTGAGTAACTGTAAGAGTTACCCCAGTACTGTAGTTTTCTGTATAGTCGTCGTTGTACGACAGAGTTAGACTACTATCATCAGAATTTTGTGCTGTAACAATAAGGGTACCAGTTCGAATTGCAGTATCTCTAACTATAGTATACACCATTTGATATGCTTTAACTGTATCAGTACTAGTGGTGAATATAAGTTCGTCGGATTGATCATTAGCTAATTCTTGCGTCCGACCTGTTTCTCTAGTGTATCGGCCGAGCTGAATTAGACTTCCAGTTGATGATGAAGATCCTGCAACAAAAACTCTGGCTACAGTATTTGCGTCGGTAAGACTACGCTCAAACATATCCGAAACGGATACATTATTATCATTGCCAAATAGAACAACTGGAACAACTGGATTGCCACTGTAAGAATTACCTACATCATAAAAAACATTATAAGCTGATATGTTCAGATTAACATCGTCGTATACGATCCCGGATGCATACACATCATTAAACAAGTTTTGTACTGCACGGAATCCTGTTGCTCCACCATTAATTGGCGCTCCAGTACCTAAGGTAATACCTTGATATAATATTCCAAATGCACTATTGCTAACTGTAATGCCGGCAATTTGTTCATCAGTATTGATACCATAACTTAATCCTGCAAATCGACATTTATCAAATGTAATCTGACTACAAATCAGAGTTGTTGTGCTTGCAAATCTAACACCTGCAATATCGTCCCCTGCAGGATTGGCAATAATATCTGATTTGCTCAACGGACCAATGAAATTAACACTATCAAAATAGCATTGCATAGCATCTTCTACTAAAAATACATCAGTAATTTCTACTGTTTCGAATGTCATTGAACTGATTTCAATATTTCTAGGTGCTACTGCACCATTACTTCCAATATTAACTCCAGTCTGTTGTTTACTATCGCCATATCTAGCTACATAAGAATTTAAACTTGATATATCGCTGCTAGTATCTAATAATATTGTAGTACAATCAGCACCTTCGCCTACTAACTTAGCATAGGTAGGTATAACAAGAGACTCAGTTATTCTATAAGTTCCT